CGAACGAGCGTCGATCCAATCTCCAACTGCGGGAGCCGACCCAACTAACGCCGTATAGGAGTATGTGGCGTTTGATCCGCTCATACTCACCTGAGTGAGCGAGAACGACGAACCGGCTTTCTTTATCGCATACAGCTTCGACGAGGCAAGATCGTAGCGCGCGAGGACATAAGGCTTGAGACCATCCTTGTATGGATCAGTCCACAGCCAAATCGTGTTGCTCGTATCATCGAAGAGGACGTTGGTCGAGCGAACTAGCGGCCCGCTTGCGTACGTCGTGGTCTTCGTCAGTGAGGCGCCATTCCACAGGTCAACATCTCCAGTACTCTGTACGACGACAAAGTTACTATTCGAGATGTTCGAGACGGACGAAGAACCGCCTACACCGAACGATCCCTGACCCACGGCGGTCGATTGGATGATCGTCTGAGATGCCGTACTCCATTTACGGATCGCGCCATTCGTCGTAGTAAAGAGGATCGTATCGTCGGCAGGGATGTAGGCAAGGAATCTCCCCGCGATGTTGTCATTCGCTGACGCAACCGTGTTGTTGATGTTGGTTATGTCAAGCGTGATGTGATCGGACTCTTGTCCCGGCTCGACGAAGAAGTCGTACAGGAGGCCGATATTGGCGCCACAGTTCCCGTTATCGTTCCACTGCACCGCACGGAACGGTAAGTGAGGACACTTGCCGCCCTGCCCGCCCTGCACAATCGTCGTGTTATTCGTGACGTTCGTGACTTGCTGCGGAATGACCTGAGGATTCGTCTGCTGGGTATCGACGTTCTGCGGGTCACCCATCTGCTGATTGGGCAACCACACGTCCTCAATCGAATTGAGCGGACGATGTTCTTCGACGAACGGTGAAGGGATACGAATCATTACTTGCGGTAGTCCGTGGTGTGCGGCAAGAAGTCAACGCCTAGCCCATACAGGATGTTCTGCACATTCTCCTGCGCGAAGGCGACCTTGACTTGAATGAAGCGTGCGAGGTTCGAGATCGAGGCTTGGTTGAGGTAGAACCGTTTAATCGCGATGGTCGAGGAGGCGGGGAACTCGGGGTTATCCGCGACGCTATTCGCTAACGTGGTGAACAAGCCGCTTATCTCGTTGGGCCGGTACGACACCGTGGGATACGTCCCGGTCGCGTCGGTCTCAACGACGAGTGCATCAACTTCGAAGAACTTGCCGGGAGGTGCGAGGACGAGGGAGCCGATGACGACGAACGTGTTCGCGTAGTTCGATCCATCGTCCTGCAAGACCGACGTGTCGCGCTTCAGTATGTAGCCTGACGTGTTGGCGCGACCAATCAGCAGTGAGAAGGCGCCGTTGCCGGTCTCGACCACGCCAACCGCACTCGATGAGCCGACGTACTGATAACCGGGAGACCACGTACGGGTATTGAGGTTAAAGCGTCCGATGGTGCCTGACGCGCTATTGCCGTCTAAGCCGCCATCACTGACGTACAGTGCTGATTCCGCCGCATTATCGCGCAGCACCGTCAGATAGAAGCGGGAACGGTCGGCGTAGAGGAAGAAGTTCTCTCCAATCGGATATCCGATCTCCTCGATCAGCGTCTCCTGTACCGCAAGCAACTGCGCCTGAGCCGTGAGGATATAGAGCGTATCTCCATCAATAGCGAGCGCATTCTGGTTGAGCGCCCCCATCATGTTCCGCCACGGCGTAACGAAGTACGAGTCCGGGTCGAGACCGCGAAGGATGTACGTCTTCGATGGCGTAAAGACGAGCAAGCCGAACTTCATTGGCGCCAATGCTGTCACGCGATCAGGGAAAGTAAAGGTGTTCGTGGAGTCAAAGGATTCGTCGGGTCGGCCCGTCGTGATCTCTCCGCCGCCGCCGTAGTACAGGATGTTGTCCTTCGCGCCGAATATCCGGCCCGTATGCACGACCGCGACTTGGAACCCAACCGGAGGAAGATTGCTCGACTCCGTGGGCGCCACAATCGCCGTATTGAGCTGCGCGTCGTCCTTTTGATCGCGGTACGTCCAAGTCGATCCTGCGGGGTTGTTCGCGATCTGATCGACGTAGAACAGCGTCGCTCCGCCGTCCTTCGTACGAAAGAGCCAGATATAATCGCACTGTGTGTCGCTCGAATAATTCCCGGTGATGTCGAGATCGAGCGCCGAAGCTCCGATGATCGGCCCGGTCGTGTAGATCGGGCTTATCGAACTGACATGTCCGCTCGTCGTGTGGTACGCATAGGCGTACTGGAAGCCCGTCTGCGCCACAATGAGGTTCGACCCGAGACACACCCAACTGATCGTTCCATCTGTGGTCGTAGCTCCTACGCTAGTTCCCCACAACGGCTCAAAGGTATCGCTTACACCCCCGTCCACGGTACAGACCTGAAGATTCCCGTTACTGTCCGTGATGACCTGATTGTTGATGTACGAAGTCGAGGGAGTCCAATTCTGTAGTTCACCTCCGCAAGTCCAACGTACCGTCGTCCCATCCGCTGTGATCGCGCCGACCGTCTCCTGCCATGCCGGAAAGGAGGGCTTACCCGTTGTCCCCGCGGTCGTGACGAACTGATAGTTCGCGTTCGGGTCTTTGATCGAATAGTTCGCAGAGAGGGCAGTCTGCTTCTGCCATAAGCGATTATTACCGCCGCTATGCGCGACGACCAAAGGAGTGTTCGCAGAGCGCGAGATACCCCAATTCGTTACCGTCGTCCCATTCCACTTCTTATTGTTTCCGCCGTCCGTGAAGTACAGGTACCCCGCTTGATTGACGAACGAGACCCTCCCGGTCGTGGGCGAATAGAGGTCAGTCCTTGCGCTCGTCGTGAACGCGCTGACCTTCTTGTCGGTATCCGCCACAATCCGGACGGAGTTCGTCACGTCTCGGAACGAATAGAACGAACGAATGATCTCGTCGTTCGCGAGCTGCACGGTCGAGTACTTCGACGTACCGGGCCTGCGCCTGATCGTGAAGTCGTTCTTCAACTCCATGTTCAGGCCGTCGATCAGCGCGTCGTGGCGAATGATCTGCTGCTGGCCGATGTACGAGACAGGCGCGACGAGAGGGGATCGCTGCACATACAGGCCAGTGATCCAACGATTGATGTAGAGATTTTCCAAGCGTTAGGCGGGGTGGTTAACCGAGCATCAACGAACGCTCGGGGAAGAACGCTTCGTGTTGAGGTTCTACGTCGTTCTCAGCGAGAGCCTTCCCGAGGAGGTCGCGGAACTTCATATACTCGGCATTGGCGCGAGCATCGTCCGCGTGGAGGAGGGCATGAGCGAGGAAGCCTTGCCTAATGACGTACCCGAGTTCGTCAGGGATCGGCGCCCAAGTGCTCGACAGCGACGTAATGAGCGGCGCCTTCTTCTGGTAGATCGGATAGACCGTATAGACGACCGACGAGGGGACAGGCCACAACCGGAAGCGGATCGTACTAGTCGAGCCATCCGCCGCGGGTTGCCACGACAAGTTCTGCGGAATGCCCTTGAGGAAGTCCTTCGAGAGATTCTGCACAACCTCGATGTCGTAGATCGGCTTCGGCGTCGAGGTGTTCGCCTTGTCCTCGATCTGTGCGGACTCCAACCATCCAAGGTCGGTTATCGAGGCGGTATAATCTTGCGAGCCATCCACGGTATCGAATGACGCCGCTTCCTTCCGGTTCCACTTCCAGTTAAACGGAGGCGCCAACATCTCCTGCATCACGTTATTCGCGATGGTCACTGCCGGTTGGTCGCTGAATCCCGCCGCGCCGATGATCGGCGTCAACTTCGGGAGCGTACGCGCCCAATCCACTACATCTTGTACGGTTATCGTGGAGGCCATTCGTTATTTCTGTGCTGAGGCGTCTTGCGCCTGAGGGTTCGCCGCGGCAAAGACCTTCGTGTCCGCGGAGAAGCCCTGCGAGGCGGCTAAGGCGAGCTGCATGAATTTTTGGTACTCTGCGACCGCTCGCTGATCCGCCGCATGGAGAAAAAGCATGGCGAGGAAGCCGGTCTCGTAGAGGTATGCGAGGTTGTCGGGGAGAATCCACGTCGCGGACAGAGAGGTGATCTTCGGCGCCGCCTTCTGGTACGTCACTGTCGCGGTGCCATTAAAGTTCGGCACAGGAAAGAACCGGAAGGTGACGGTGATTCCATCATCCTTCTGCGCGGCGACGACGAAGGGGCGATTCGTCTTCGTCTCCTCTGGCAGCACGTTGGCGATGTCCATCGAATAGATCGCACTCCCGGTCGAGATCGTGACCTTCTCGATGAACCCTAAGTCCGTCATCGCCTGTGCGTAGTCCTGTGTACCGTTGAGCACGTTGAACGTCACACTCGTACGATTCCACCGCCACGCGAACGGTGCCGCCAGTAAGGTCTGTTGCACCATATTGGCGAGCGTGAGCGCCGGTTCGTTAGACACACCGCCGACGCCGGTATTCGGGAGAAGGCGCGTGAAGGCCTTCGCCCAATCAATCACGTTCTGGACTGTGACGGTATTAGCCACGGTTAGCGAAGAACAGGAACAGCACGACGAGCACTGCGATAGCCGCTGGAACAATGAACTTCTTCAGCTTGCTCGACGGCTTGGAGGGGTTGAGGACGAGGAACTGCTGAGGGTCTTTCTCTTTATCGTCTGCCATGGATTAGAGTCCGACCGAGACGTTCTGGCGAGTGGGGATCGCGAGCAACTGGCGATACTTCGGGTGCTCAGGCTCGACGAGCAAATTGCATCGCTGACACACGCCGCGGAACTGCTTATCCGGGTAGGAGTTCATCCACGCCATCGCGGAGGTGTTGTCTTCACGAAGATGCGAGCAATATTCCTGCTGGAGCTTCTGATCTGCGATGTGCTGACGATTTGCTTCACGAAGCTGTTCACGGCGCTTCGCCTTCAGTGCCTCAGCCTGTTCATCGACGTACGGCTTCCGAGCTTCCTTGAGAATCTCAACGAGCGTCGCGGCGTCGATCTGTAACGCGCCCTGAGGCGCAGATTGGTTAGCCATGTAGCTTTCCTTAGGAAAAGATTCGAGCGCCCGCTATGGGCTGGCCTCGTTAGTGGATTGGGTTAGCGGAGGATCGGAGCGAGCAGCACAGTGACGCCAAGGTCAGCGATCTCCGTACCAGCCGCGCTCGGCACGAAGGCGAGGGAATCGCCGTCAGCGAGCTTGAGGTCACTCAATGTGGCGCTAAGGGTTGGCGAAGCATTGGTATTCGCGGTTCCCTTCAGGTTGATGCCGGTACCGTGGAGTGCCGTGCCGGAAGCCGGAGCGGTACCGCTCGGCACCTTATAGATCGTGCCGGTCAATGAACCCGCGGTTGCTTCCGCCGTACCGTGACGCTCGACGATCTGCATCACGCGCATCTTGTGGCCGGTCTTGTTCGTGTAGAACACAACCGTCCGCAACGTACCGGCGCCTTGCTTCTGGAACGTCGCAGCTTCAAAAACCTCTGCCGGTTCCATCACGCCTTTTTGCGTGGTCTTTGGTGTAACAGCCATATAGTTAGTCCTCCTTTCTCAGAATTACAGAGCTTCGATCTCGAAGTACTCCAGCGTCGCGGCGTTCGAGGCGTTCGACGCGGAGAACTGCAACGAAGCCGAGAACGACTGCGCGAGCGTGGGATCGATGGACGAGACGGAGCCGTTCGCCAGCGCGACGAGCGTCGCATTCACGTTGCCGACACCATGGCCTTGCAGCTTGTTCGAGGCGGAGTCGATCACGCCTTCGAACACCAGCTCCCAATTAGCTGAAGCGGAGTTCACCGCCACAGCACCGCTCGACAGGACAGCCGAGCCTAGCGCGGCGCCGGTATAAATCTTCGCGGTGAAGTTCGTAGTCGTCCCACCTGTCACCTTCCCACCCGCCTTGATGCGGAAGGAACGGTTCTTCAGGTAGCCCGCGCCCACTGTGAGTACCGCGGCATTACCCGCGGAGTTGTTGAACTGAATTTCTGAGGTCGAGGAGGCGCCCTGCGCCGAGCCGGGGAGCTGCGTAGCGAAGGCGATTGTATTTACGTTAGCCATTGATTCGATACTTCTGTGTTTCGCGACGCCAGCGTTCCGAGCTGACGTGCATGGAATCACCAAAAGCCGCTTTTATCTGGCCCCACGAAAGGACGCCTTGTTTGAGCAGCCGTAAGAGGACGGTTCGCCATCCCCTCTTCTCTTTGATCGGCAAGTCCGCCGCATCGACGAGGACGTACGAGAACTCGGGTAGGAAGCCCTTCTCGAACGAACCGAGATACTTCTTCGAGCCATCCGGCAGCTTCGTGTAGAAGCCGATCACCGTAGTTGGATTCGTGAGCGAATCTTCCGCCCACACGCTCGCATTCAACGCCGTCACCTTACGAATGAGTTCGTTGTGGTGCATCGGCGTCCCCATGCGCGCGGCCTGATCCTTCAATGTCTCATGATCGTCGAGGCGATACCTGTCGAGCATGTGATCGGTCTGCTCAAATGACTGTTTGAGCTTCTCTTCAGCAGAGAGCTTCTTATCGCCAAGATGTGTTGAGTCAGGAAGGATGAGCATGAAGTAAGGAGGGCGAGTCGGTTAACCCGCCCTCATCGGGTCGAGTCCCACTTACCAGAGGCCGCTTGTTCGCTGCACAATCGACAAAGCAGAGGAGGCACTTAACCGGCGCCTCCCAATACCGTCTAATCGCAAGGGAGATTAGCTGATCGACGCTTCAGACTTGATACGCCGCAAAGCCTGTGTGGTACCCGGACGGAGGAAGGCAACATACTTGAAGTTGTACGCGGCACTTGCACCGATGACGTTCGCAGGGTCACTGCGATCTCCGTCGTTGTAGTTCTTCACGATCAACTGGAAGTTCTTCTCACCCGGAATCTCGGTAGAGCCGAGACTGACGCTAAACACAGCGTCTTTACCCACAACATAGGTAGCGTAACCAGTCTTGCCCGAACTCGGATAGTTCGTGAAGGTCGTCACGGTCGTGGTTTCAATGAAACGCACACCCGCGAGATCAATCACGCGGAAGCCCTGAATGCCGCGCAGCATAGAGCTGACGCCGCTTTCAACGTGCTTCAGGATGTCAATGACACCACCAGCGGTGTTGTCGTTCACAAGATCAAACGCAACAAACGGATGGATAATGCCGTAGAACATCCCGTCATCCTTCGGACGAACATTGCGACCACGCAGAGCCATCACAGCCTGACGCACGATAGCTGCACTAACGAACTCGTTGTCCGCCAGCGCAATATCTACCGATGAGTCAGTCGAGTTGGCCGAGTCAAAAACTGTCGCGGCGAGGGTATTGGCGGTAAGAGCCGCACGATAACCAAGTTCCGCAGCCGAGTTCTCGACAATCGGGTCGATGGCCGTCTGCTTGATGATGTCCGAGAAGGTCATGAAGTCGAAGTACTGAGCGACCGTTGCCGACGCCGTAGTGGTGCCGGGAGCGATGCCAGTGCCGACCGTGCCTTCCGTACCCGGAGTCGTGTTCGCGCTGAAGAGGTTGTAGGTAAAGACCTGAATGACTTTACCGTTCCGCTCAGGCAGGCGACGCCGTTCGGTAGCCGCCACGAAGGGGAGGTTCGCCTTGAGGTTCTCGACCGCAACGCGGTCGTACCAAACCGTAGCAAGGTGATTGACTCCACCAGTGGAGGTCAGAACTGATGCAGGAGAATAGGCCAAGCTGATTCACCTAAGAGGTGAACTATTTGAGAGCCTCGAATGAGACCCTGCGAGGATTAAGCGCGCGCGACTTGACGCATGAGACGGTTGATCGCCTCGCGCGCTTCGTCGGTCGTGCCGTTCTTAAAGATGTCCTCTACGTTAGGCACAACAGAGTCGATCTGACGCGCTTGGTCGCGGTCACTCAGACCCGTTGTCACCTTCTTTTTCGGCGCCAGGGTTGGCTCAATCCGAGCCGCCTCTTCCTCGTCTGCGGCGCTAGCAGATGGGATAGGGACGAGTAATCCACTCGTCGAAAGCTGTTGGTACGCAAACTCAAGGTTCTGGCGCGTCACGGCGAGACCGTTCGTCTCAAGGAAGCCATAAAGCGCCTGTGCGTTCTGCGGGACCGGGTTGTAGTCCTCCGCATGAGCGACCACGAACTCACTCGCGGCGATGGATTCCGCCTGAGCTGCTTCGAGGGCATCGAGGCGGCTCATCTTGGTCTGGAATTCGCTAATCGGGAGGCCAGTCACGGCCTCGAATATCTGCGCGACGGTCTGAGATGGATGAGTCTGGAACTTCTGAAGCAGCATGAACTCTTCGTCTTGAGAGAGCTGCTTGCCACTGTACTTACGCGGTTCTACGCGCTTCGCATCCGGTACCGCGGGCTTGCCTTTGAGCTGCTGGTTCTGCTGACGAATCTTCAGCGTTGCGTTCTTCTTTGACTCGACGAGCTTCGCGATCAGTTCTTCCTGTGTCGCGGCCTCGAAGACTTCCTTACCGCCGCCTTCGTACTCGATCTCTTGCTTGAAGGTCTTCGGCGTGTCTTCGTTCGCTGTCGGCGTCAGAGTCGGCGCTCCGAACTCCGTATCGAACAGCGAGTTAGTAGTTGATTGGGGCATTTACCTCTCCTTCCGCCAATCCGGGCGGTTCGGGTTTCAGCGCCGCGAGATGCTCATCAGCACTGTGTAATGTGTCGAATATGCGTGTCTGAACCTTCTGAAAGAACTCTCGTTTGTCTCGCGCACGACGTTGGAGAGCGAGCACGATCTCGCGATCCGAGCCGTTGTAGTTCATGAGGTGATACTCAGCCTGAGCCACCTCTTCCTCCATGATGTCGAGCACGTCCTTCCAACCGTCCTGACCAATTACCTCGCGGAGCCTTCGCCCGCGCTCGATATCCTTGATGATGAGTGCCTGTTCGGGCGACTCATGCTGCGGAGGATCGTTCTCGATCTTCGGCGCGAACGCGGGAAGCCTCATTACTCGCCCCCACCACCACCCTCACCTAAGGCTCGGGTCGTCGCATTCCGCACCAGCTCGCGGATCACATCGCGGCCAGCGCGCGCGACGTTCTGTTCCTCAATGATTTGCTTCTGTGAGTCGAGCTTCTGCTGGTTCTGCGCGTTCGAGGTGATGAGCTGCTGCACCATTGGGTTATTCATCAGCGCGCGCTGCTCGTCCTCCTGCGACATATCCACGATCACGTCTTGACGGTTGGGCCAACCGGACACGTCGTACAACATATTGACCATCTCGACGACGTTGACCTTCTTACCTTGCTGTTGGAGCGCGGACATGACCGGCTCAGTCAGGATGAACTGATAGAGCATCGGGATCATTTGCGTCATGGTGCGTCGGCTCTGTAGCTTCGCCGCGGCCACGATGTCGAAGTCGTACTCGCCATTGATTAGATCTAAAACGTCGCCCTCGTACGCCTTCCCAAGTTCATTCGAGAGAATCTTCTCGATCTGAGAGGGCTTCAGTTTGGTCGCGTTCATCTTGTGGAACACATCCAACGTCGGGATGAACACGAGCGACGCGAGGTTCTCAATGAAGTACTGAAGGCGGGCGCCCGAACCTCCTGTGAGGGCCTGCACGCCAGTAGCCGTCCGGGTGATGGACGAACGGGCGGCAGGAAGGGCGCCTTGGACTACGAGTTCGTTTGCTGCGGTGCGACGCTGCGCGCGAGCATCGCTCGACGCGAGCACATTCGCGGTCTCTGCGATAGGGAGCGGCTGGCGAGCTAAGACCTGTACGCCCTCAGCATCGTCGGTATCGATGACCCCGCCCGGACGCATCCGCAACTGCTGTGTGGGAGTATTGGTTCCGCGGCGGCGGATAAACATGCCGTTGAGCGAGAGGGCCAGCTCATCGAGGAACGTATTGATAACGCCTTGCTGCATCCGTTGTTCATTCCCGATCAGCTTCGCTACGCCGATGCCGTAGAACGAATCAGGCACGTCTGTGTAGGCGATGGAGCAGAACGGTATCTCGCCGTACTCATTCGCCTCATTACGGATGACGACACGCCGCTGCAACACTACATACACCCGCTCCTTGTTCCAGTACTCCAAGACTTCGAGCGGCTGCTTCGTTACATCGATAGTGGTCTGTTCGTTGCGCGGACGCGCCTGAAACTCACGTTGCAACGACACATCAATCCCGTACTGCCCCTCCACCTTCGAGTCCACGACAGTCTCGGCAGGCGGGAAGAACAAGCGAATGAGCTGCTCTTTCGGAGGGAGGTTGTAGCCCTCCTGATCGCGCAGTGAATCGAGCTGATCGACAGTGAGGTAGAGGCGATGAATGACGAACTTCGCCGTGCGAATGTCCTGCGTCCGCGTACCCGGATCGACGAGGATGTGGCGGATGTTGACCGCCTCGAATGTCGGATGGTTCTCTTCTTCTGCGACCTGATACGGCTCGGTCTCATCGGATGCGGGCGTACGCACGGCGCCAAACGCTAACGGCTCGATCCCTTGGGCCTGCTTGCGGCGGTACTTCGTCTTGGTCTTACTTGAATACTTCCAACCCCACTTGAAGATGCCAGTACCGTAGATGAGCGCGGACTTGATGCCGAGCCGCAGCTCCTCACGAAAGTTGGCTTGCTTGAGTTCCCACGTCAGGAGGGCATCGTTGGCGCGAGCAGCCTGCATCGACGTGGCGGGCCGCGGACGGCTCATAAACGGAGGATCATCTCCGAACAGGCCGGTCACGACCTGAGGCAGAATCGATTCGACGTGCTCATAAACGAGCGGCATCCCGAGATGCGCTCGCGGGATAAGCGTCCCCTCCCAATACGCGATAGGGACTTGGAACAGGTACAGTCGGTCGGCTTGGTTCCACTCGATGAGGAACCCTTTTTGGAGCAACCACGCCTCAGCCTTCGATACGTCCTGCGTGACGATCTTGAGGGCGGTGATATCCTCAGGCCGCTGCTGTACGAGCGCCTTCCCTTCCTTCTCTTCGAGCGGGATGAACCCTGTCCCGATGGGGAAGGTCTGTTTCGGTATCAGTTCTTCTAAGAGAGCCAAGCGTTAGCCAACCAAACCGGCGCCCATCAATCCGTCGTCAAATACGGAGGCGCTGACCATCTCTACTCGGTCGTTAGGAATCTCGATGTCAATCGAGCCGCGGTATTGGAGGAGCATGGAGATGGCGTCGGGAATGTCTTTATGTACGTAACGGGGGAAGCGAACGAACTGTTTCACCAGCTCATCCCACTTGTCCTGAGGGATGTTGGCGCTGAAGTAGAGTCGGTCGCGGTCGAGTAGCGGCTGGAGCGATCCAATTCGTTCTTCCTTCGCGCCCTTCGTGTTCTTCACTGGAATCCACTCAATCGGGAGGTGGATGCCTAGCTGACGGGCATACATCTCAAGCGCGGGGGCGAGCAACTCTGATCCAGCCGCTTTCTCTATGCCGACGCGAGAAGGTCTCCAACGAAGATAGAGAGCAACAATCTGCTGTACGAGTTCGTGAGGACTGAAGCGCCCGACCGCCACGTCAAGGATGAACAACCGACCCTGAGCATCGAACATCCCCACGGCGCCGACCGAGAAGTCCGCGTACTCCCTACTGCTGAATCCCAAGTCCCACGTAATGAAGATTCGCCCTGTCCGTGGGATATGGTGGTGCGGAATCTTGTGTCGAAGGAGACCGACTTCAGTGAAGGACTGCTGCCCCTCTACGTGCGGGGTATTGAGGTACTGATATGAGAAGAACGCTCCCATATCCTTGTGCAGTTCCCTGAGCTTCTGTTCCGTGAACTCCTCAGGGAAGAGGATGTCCGTGTACTGCACGACCCCATCGGTCTTAATGAGCTTGCACGCGGCTCGGGTACTCGTCTTCCATTCGCCAGCGTTCTGTTCGTCGATCCAGCCGTACAAGTCCGAGAACGAGTAGCGCGTCCCAATCACATCGACGAACCCCCACGGCTCTAATAGCGGCAAGGTGTTCTTGTATGCGTCGATGGTTCCTTCGAGCAGCTCCGCCGTCTGGTAGTTGTTTTCATGTACCAGATCGTCGGCCTTCAGGATGTCGATATGTACTGAGGCCTTCGCGGAGTCGATGGTTGCGATGGATACCGAGGGTTCGCGTATGCCGACTGAGCGGTTCGCTAACGTAAACTCTTCCGAGTTATTGACCTTCTCGTAGTCAACCTTGTACTCAGGGAAGAGAGCTTGTACCCGAGGGTTCTTCTCGAACGCCTCCTTCACTTGCGCGAGCATCCTCTTCGCCAGCTTCTCCGTGCCGCTCATGATGAGGATTCGCGCGTCCGGGTCAATAAGGAGCCACTGCACGATATCCGCGATATCAATGCTCGTCTTGAAGTGACCCCGAGGGTCTTCGAGCTTCCGCTTCTTTACCGGATCCGGCTGCTGACTAACCTTCAGCCCCGGTACCTTATGGACGAAGAAATCGCAGATCGGCTGATGGACGCGCTTGTTTAAACGCGAGAAGCCGAGTATCTCTTTCGCCAACCAGAACAGGTCGGTACGCGCCCGGTAACGGCGCTTCTTGAGCGTCTCGCGATCCAATCAATTAGAACTTCGACTTGAGCTTGTTCTTCGCGTCGGCTTCGAGCTGTTGGACTTCCTCGACGAGTGGGGCCTTAAACGCGATACCGAGGACGAAGCCCACAACGACGGCGATCAGGAGAGAGCCTGCGATCTGAAAAGGGTTCATTATTGTGCTGATCCGTTCTTTTTCTCGACGGTGCGCGCGGCGGTGTAGCCGAGGAACCCGGCGCTGAAGAGACCGTACTCCGCGCTGTCGATAACTAGAGGCTGAAGATGCCCGCCGAAGAATTGGCTGACGAGAGGTAGGAAGAGGTTGAAGAAGAGGGCGATGGTCATCATCCACAGGAATGCGGGGCGAGCGCGACGCACGAAAGCATCGTTGCTGCTCGTCTCCGTTCGGATGTTCTGACCCGCGATGTCATTGAGCTTGGCTTCTAAGTCTCGATCCGCCTGCTTGCTCTGCTGCTCCAACTCCGCGAGCTTCGTCTCGACTTCGGCCTTTTTTTCGGGGGAAAGATGAAACTCTTCTACGACCGACTTGAAGGCCTGTACGAGTGTGCCGCCGATAAGGTCAGTCAGGCCAGCCATTAGCCTTTGACCTTCTTCAAGGCGGGATTCTTGCGCTTCGCTGCGGCACTGGCGCGACGCGAACTAGCCGCGAGGATGGCCTTGGCGCGATCCGCCGAGACGCCCTCTTTACGCGCTATCGAACTCGCCACTGCTTTGAAGCCGGGGTGCTTGCCGGCGAGGATGTTCTTCGCTGCACTCATTCGTCGATGTCCTTAAAAATGTCTTCGGTCTGCTCGCCTTCAGCTATGGAGGCGCCCTTACCCTTCCATCGCTTCAAATCCGCGAGAAGGTTCGCTGCGGCTACCTTTGCCGCGTCACTCTTGCTCTCCCGTACGACTTGCCACAGCTCGGCTTCGAGCGTGTCGCGTGTATCGGGCAGCACATCGTTGAAGAACAGTGAGACGACCGCGGCGACCTTGGCTCGTCCGAGCACGGATCGCGCGTACTGTTGCGCGTATTCAGGCTTGATGTTGAACGCCGCTAACGCTGCCTTCGCTTCATCCTGATCGACAAGGTAGGACTCAAGGAACGTCCGCTCGCGAGGAAGTAAGCTCCTCCACTGCTTCTGTGCTTTGAGTACGTCGAGGGTCATTACAGCGAGTACGAGACCTGTACCTTCTGCGCGTTCGCAGAGGCATCCACGTAGAGGCGGGTAATGTCAATGGCCGAGCCGGTCAGAACAAGAGCGGCGCCAGCAGCCAGCTTCGCGGTATAGCGCGAGCTAGACACGTTGAGGTCGCCAACGAAGATGTTGCCGGTATTACCTGTATCCGCCTCAAGGCGGATCATCGAGCACGGCTTATAGGTCGAGCTGACCTGTACCTTAGTACCTGCCGTCGCGACCGTGACCGCGGGGAGCGTGCGTATGTTTGAGGGCATTTACGGAGAACCTGAAGAAAGGATGGGTCGAGCGGCCTGACTATTTCTGTCGCGTAACGAAGGGCGCTGTGTCTTTACGACACTGGCGATGCTACCGACAGCCCTCGCAGTAGGGATTGCCTGAGCGGGTTAGCGTGGCGCGGTCAGGCCGTCTGATCTGACCCTTTGTGTGAGCCACAGACACAGAGTAGCACGCTCGCGCCCACTTACGGAAGGGTACTGTCGTCACTGTCTCCTTATCCTCCTAACGGATTCCTTTATGGTACTACTACACTATAAGTGAAAAGATGGGCAAGTTAAGAAAACAGCCTCCTATCCCGCGTGTAATCAACGACTTATAGCCCCTCTGTAACGTATTGCAGCCCTGTGACTTAGCGGCACGCCTTCCCATACCTCCCCTCCCGATCCGCCATGCGTATAAGTCCTAGAGCTACAAGTACTTAGATAGACAGCCCAATGCCCGTAAGTGCCTCATAACAGGCGACTTGCTAGGCACAGTAGCTCGGCTGACCGGCGTATGGAAGCTCCCCTACCCCTAAGCTATTTAGGACAAGGTATCGCTATATGTTGTGGTCTCGCCTACGTCCTGCGCCACTATTGTACGTCCTCGCTGTATGCTGTAGGGGTACGCGCTAGTAGTCGCACTATCGAGGGCGGTCGATGTCGTATCGATGTCGGCAGGATCGGCAGCGCGCGAACGTGGAAAGCATTTTCCCTCAGTGGGTAAAAGTGTGCAAGAAAGTGCAACAGTATCGGCAGTGTCCGCAGTGTAAGTAGCTGATAGCACGTCGCGCGGTGTGGTATTTAGCGTGCTCTAATGCGGTACGGAGGGAACAGACAATGCAGACAGAACAGACAAAGCAGACAAGGTCGCTGCGAGTGCTTCTCGCACAGCTAATGCCTGAACTCGCGTGTGACGGCTGTAAGAGCCGCGATGTGCTCTGCGTCGTGAAGGACGGCGGCACCGATGAGCACGACATTGAGTATCTATGCCGTGATTGTGCTCGTTTGTTGTGGCAGCAACTAGTAACAGCATTGGAGGTGAAGTAATGCCACACGTTGACATCCTCACGGAATACCACGGCAGCATCGTGCTACTGCGCCCGCTTACATCAGCGGGAAAGCTGTGGTTACACGAACACGTCAGCATCGATGCGATGTGGTTTGGTGGCGCGCTGGCGTGTGAGCCGCGTTATGTGGAGCCGATTCTGCAAGGCATCGCGGATGACGGATTGGTGGCAGCATGACGCGCGAGCAATGGCTGAACGCGATGGCGGACGAACTACGCCCGATGTTCGTCGCACAGGGTAAGCCGCTACCTAACGCGCTGCGTATCTCTATCGGCTTTCCGTCTAAGAAGGCCTTGAGCGCGCGCAATCGCGTATTAGGTCAATGCTGGACACAAGCCGCGTCAGCAGACGGGGTACATCAGATTTTCATTTCTCCGTTGATCGGAGACGGGACACGCGCAGCGGACGTGTTGGTGCATGAATTGGCGCACGCGGCTTTACCGGCAGGTGTGGGGCATAAGAAACCGTTTGCTCTGCTTGCTGCTGCGCTTGGATTGGCAGGCAAACCCACTGCGACTATCGCGAGTCCAGAGCTAACGCAGTGTTTAAACAGGCTGATAGAGAAGATCGGCCCCTACCCACACGCGGCTCTTAATCCGGCAGTAGATGAGAAGAAACAGAGCACGCGCCTAATCAAGGTCGAGTGCTCCTCGTGCGGCTATACGTGCCGCGTAACGCGCAAGTGGATCGAGGCGAGCGGCGCACCTATCTGTCCTACTGACAACGAAGCTATGGAGGTCGCATGACTAAACGTCATTTCATCGCTCTAGCAGATACGCTGAGCGACCTTCATGCCGACATTCAACGCGACGCGACAACGCCACAGATGCGAGCAGGACGTTTCGCACAGTGGCAGAACACGCTCAACGCATTGGCGGACTTCTGCGCCTCACAGAACCCGCGATTCAATCGCGAACGCTGGTTAGGGTACATCGCCGGTCTAAATGGGCCGAATGGAGGAAAACGCAAATGAAGCTAACCCTCTACAGCGGCTTACGCAAGGCAGAAGCTATTGCGCGGGTTCGAGCGATTGGGGTCGAGGAGCGCAAGCTGCGCGCATTAGGCGGAAATGGCAACTATTCGCGCTGGTACTACCAAAGCGAGTTTCAGACCGGCGAAGGATTGGATGTGCGCGAACGGATGAGGACGCATTACCGCGTAGTCGTAGAAACGCTGGAGGAAGCATGAGAGGCGGATTAGAGAAGATCGAAACGCGCGTGTATCGGCTGAGTAATGGCGAATTGCTCAAGGTTGAGCTATCTCCGTTCTTCGTCGATAGTGGAGTGATCCAGTATGCCGGCAGTGATGGCGTGCGCTATACGCAAGCGGAGCTGAAGAGATTGGAGCGTGTCGCATGACGCAATCAATCCAGCAACGATTGGAATACTTGCGAGGCCAGTTGCGAGCCGAACGCATCAGCTATGACGAATTACACGAATTGCAGAGTCTAGCGAAGTACATTGATCCATCGGACGTGGAATTACTCGAAGCGGCAGGAGTACCGGAGCACGACGAACAATGACGTACGACATCGCCATTATCGGAGGAGGTCCTGCTGGTTTGTCCGCAGCGCTCAATGCTGCGGCTGATGGATTCTCTGCGCTTGTACTAGAAGCACAGGAGAACATAGGCGGACAGGCGAAGCACACAGACGCCATTGAGAACTATGGCGGACACGCGCGTGTCAGTGGTTCGGCGCTATGTGACCTTACCTACCGTCAAGGCCTGTCGTTTGGTGCGCGTTACTCGTTGGGCGATCCGGTCTTAGACATCGCGAGGGATGGCGATAGGCGCATTGTACTGGCGGATAGTGGCGAATATGCCGCACGCGCGGTACTCATCGCGGCGGGTCAACGCTGGCGCCGATTAGGGTGTAGTGAGGAGCATTGTTTCCTCGGTAGGGGTATCTACTACGGTGCGAGGCCTGAGGATGCCCAACGCCACGAAGGACAGGATGTAGTGATTGTGGGTGGGGCGAATAGTGCGGGACAGGCTGCACTCTATTGGAGTACATATGCGCGCCACATCTATCTAGTGATCCGCGCAGAGTCGATTGATGCTAGCATGAGCGCGTATCTCATCGAGCGCATATTGCGCACGCCTAACATTACGGTCTTATGCGAATGTGAGCTAACGCGCGCTCATGGTGAGGCGGAGTTATCGCGGATTACGTTGCAAGGCCGCGATTGGGCCGCGGACGTAGATGCGCGTGCGGTGCTTATCTTTATCGGGAGTGAGCCTGCCACGCATTGGCTCCCTAAGGAGATCGAGCGCAACGAACGCGGCTTTATTCGTACTGATGCGTTCTTTCGTACGACGATGGGCGGAGTATTCGCCATAGGCGATGTGCGGGATGGCATAGCGAAACGAGTCGGCGCGGCCATGGGCGATGGATCGGCAGCTATAAGCTGCGTTGCGCGCTACCTCAAGGGCGTTCCTTTGCCTGAGGCTAAACCATTGATGGTGACAGTATGAACAGGACGAATCGTGCAGACTGTGTGCAGCATCTAAACGGCGCGGTTAAGTACTACGACAGTGGATGGCGATATGGGCGATTGCGCGAGCTGCGCGATGAAGATGCGATTGTGGAGCACCCAATGACGGGTAAACGCAAGGTCGCCTATGCAGACCTTAGATGTGAGGAGGTGAGGTGATGTACAGGATATACACAGAGGATACGCGCCGATCACGCATCAAGGCACTCGCCAACGTGTACTTCCCTAACGGTTTCACGATGCTCCGTGGTGAAGGATGTTGGCGTGGGAACTGCGAAAAGAGCCTCATTATTGAGGTGAGCGCGAGTGAGGAGGATGTGCGGTGCTTCGCGGACGCGCTCAAGGTCGAGAATCATCAAGAGGCCGTGCTAGTCCAGCGCACGCGGGAACCTGAGGCGGTGCTCGTATGAGGAAGCACTCATATACGCGCGCCGGTCACATGAGGCACCTTGAGCTGAAGGAATGGAAAGCCTCTGTTAAGGATGGTGTGGCGAACCTCAAGCCGCGTCGCCATTTGTTCGATGCCATCGCGTTCCGTGGCATGAGCGGTGCGATCATCGCGCCCGCCATTGCGGCGCGTTTAAACAAGCCCGTTCTTATGGTGCGGAAGGACGGCGGTCCGCCCCAAAGCGGTACGTCATCGTTGATGATTTCGTTTCAACGGGTCATACGGTCGAGATGATCCGCGCGGACATCGCGCGGTATGCGCCAGAGGCGGAATGTATTGGCGTGTGCGAGCTGCGGAACCTGATGTGGAAGAGGGAGGAAGGCGAGGACGTGTCACAGGTTCCATTGACCAACCGTTTAAAGCGTTTAAACAATGAGGAGGAATAGATGGCAGGCGACATCATTATGCGCATGACCGAATACGAGCAAGGGACGCTATCGAAGGAGGACACGCTAGACCTCTTTGCGGACCTTCTTAATACGGGAGTGCTCTGGCAGATCAAAGCTAACGCTGAGTACGGGCGTAAGGCGTCCTATCTCATCGAATCCGGTCTGCTCGATTCGCAGCAGCACAAGCGATGCTGAATCCAGCAGCATACTTGTGCATCTCATGTATATGGAGGTAAGGACAGTGGAGACAAAACAGACATTGACGGCGACGCCGGCACTGCCGACGCCAGAGCAGTTGAGTGAGGCGATCTATACGGCGCTAGTGACGGAGAAGCATACGAAGGACACGAATGCGGCGGCAGGCAAGACGGTCGAAGAATCGTTCTCTGCCGACCTTACGGCGATGCGGCTCCGCGGCGCCTCTGTACCTGACGAGGCTGTGTAACCGCGTCATTCGGAGAGATAGAGATGCTTACTGATGACGAACTGATGGAACGCCTCGATGAGATGGGGCCGTTGTACCGCTCGATTAAGTACCTCCATGAGCGGATCGAGTCTCATATTCATAACTACGGATACGGCGACATGAACCGTAAGGATTTCCTGACGGCGACTCGGATCGACCTTCACTCTGCGATTGAGCAGCTTGACATAGTGGAGTCGCACGACGAAGAGAACAGAGAGTTCATGGCACTAGCAGAGAGTATCGATTGAGAGTCCGCGTCCATAGGCCAACATGGAGAGACACGCTTGAGATGGCGTTCTGTCTCGCGGTAATGATTCTGCTACTCATGCGAGGAACATCGTGAAGATATGGCTCGAAGTACAGGCACAAGACATTGAGAGAGCGGAGGTGATCCGCGATGAAGTACCGCACGCGGACTATAACCCTGCTCGCGTCGATCCGGTCGCTCTGGCGCTCGTACGGCAGGGCTTCTCATCGCCTTCCGTCTCGCGCGGACAGATACGAGCGCAGGCTGGAGGGACGCCAGTCCGGGCGATGTACAGCGAGGATCATCCCGTCGCACAGGCAGTACTGCTGTGGGATCGGAAGCTAGGGATCGAGCCGTTCAAGTGTGAGCTGTCCTTCGAGGATATCTCGACGTACGAGCGGGATCATTGGCACTCGATGGTCGAGCAGGAGCCGAGAGAGGTCGCGGCATGAGCGCCACGCTACATATCGAATTGGATCATGCCGTTGTGCTCGCGGCGACCTTCATCACGATTGGATTCGGGATCGGGGTCATTACGGTGTTGGCGATGTTGAATAGGAGGAACGGGCAGTGAAGTATTCGATTGACGTAACGGAAGAGGACATCCATCAAGGCGAAGTATCAAGTCTGTCTGCGTGTCCTATTGCACTAGCAGTCCAGAGAACCTTCAATGTTGATTCGCGGCGTGTGCGTGTGGGCTTCACGTCAATCGAATTATCTCGCCCGCCTCGCCTCGATTTTGTCTCCCTTCCTCACGAGGCTCAAGAGTTCGTGCAGAACTTCGACCTCATTGGTCGCCACAGCGTCAAGCCTCTATCCTTTGAAATCGAGGTGCCATAACTTCTAGCAATACCACAACATTTTGTGGCTTGTCTCATCTTCCCCCGATGGGATAGGCTACGGCGAATGTAAGGCGAAAGGAGTCCCATGGAGGCAACTGTCGCTGTACCCGTCGCCCTTATTCGAGAGTTGAGTGAGGAATGGGAGATCGACCCGATAGGGGAGGAGTTCATTGATGCGCTGCTCGAACTTGAGGAGCTGGCGCCGGAGGAGAACGAATGCGAATAGACCAAACCCGATACGATGCGTTCTGGCGCAATCCAGAGAAGTACAGGCTCGCGTATGAGCTGGATATCGTACCCCGAGCGACTCCATACGGCTTAGAGCGTGGTACGGCGTTCCATCTCATCGCGGAGGGCCGCGCCAAGGGAGCCAGCGATGAAGAGATCGAACAGCTCATGAAGGACGCGGGCATAAAGGAGAAGACCCGCGCCGTCTCATGGGCGATGTACAACGAGTACGAGCGGAAGTACATCGGCTCAGATATCGAGGTCATCGCGGCTGAGATGGAGTTCATCGCGCCAATCCTCGGATCGCCTCATGAGATGGTCGGGAGGATCGATCAGATCATCAGGCGGGGCGAGCACCTGTGGGTGGGTGAGCTGAAGACCGCGAACGCCAAAGCACAGTACGACCGCATGGTGGAGGATTGGAGAGGGAAGCCGCAGGCTGATTTCGTGATCCTCGGAGCGCGAGCACTCGGGCATGATCCGGTCGGGGTGTTTGTGCGGGCCATAACCGAGACGGCGCCGCCGAAGGTTTGGGAGATCGAGGTACGGCGGAGTGAGCATCAGCTCAATCTCATGTCGTATCAGGTTCATGTGACATGCGAAACGATTGAGATGTATCGCCGCACGTTCGGGATCGACGCGCCGTGGCCGCATGTACCGCTCTCGTACCCATGCAGCATGAGCGGGCGATGCGAATACGAAGGCGTGTGCGGGCTTGCATCGGTGCAGATGACCGAGGAGATGCTCGCAGGGTACAAGCAGCGTGAGGAGCATCTCGACTTAATGAAGGACAAAGAAGAGGAGCCGGTCGCCGCATGACATTTATGATCGTCGCCGCGCTGTGGCTCCTCGGATTGTGGGCGTATGCGACGTTCAGGATTGGAGGGAAGAGATGAACCCCGAAGCCCTAGACCAGACCGTACAGCGGGTACGCGCCGACTGCGACGACCCAATCAAGGCAACAGTCCTACCGCCGCGAGTCGTGCTGCTTAAACGCGATGACGCGCTGGCCCTAGCCGACGCCGTGGGGGAGTTGCGCGACACAGCCGAGACTTATCGACAAACGCTGGCCGCGAACGAAGCATATTGCCTTGAGATGTCGGCCAAGCTCGCCGCCACCCAGCAGGCGCTCCGTAATCGCCAATGGTTCGCTGAATTTGTGCGCGGGATGAAGATCGTAATCGAGGATGACGCGGACTTGGCAATCTGGGACGGCTGGAATCAGGGACTCGACACAGTTGCGGCCGAAATCGAGGACGAGTCGCCCAACGGAGAATTCACCATAGCACTTCGCGAGGCGCTGGCCGGGGCCGCGTCCCCAGCCGGAGAGGAGAAGAAGTAGATGCAAATCGGTGATGTGGTTTATCTCAACAGCGGCAGCCCCGGCGGAGCCTGTTGCATATGATTTTCGCGCTGACAATGATTGCTTCTGCATCCGCGAAATGGGCGACGAAGAAGACTGCCCGAAACACGGGGCCAGCGCAGACGCTCCCAGCGAAGCCCTTCTACGCCTCGAAGACTTGTGCTAACGCCGCGTTGAGCTGCTCTCTCAACCTCTTCCAATGAATCCCGAACGACCGTACCACTCTCTTCCCTCCGCACTTCGGCGCTAGGATCGCTCCTTTGTCCGCGTTGTACACGAATCCATTCACGATAAACGGCGAAAGAAGGAGCGAGAAGGTGTAGAGGCGGCGGTCGGGGTACTTCTCGATCCGCTTCAGATTGAGGACTTTCATCGCAGTTATCATGCCATGCCGACTTTGTTTATCGTAGGGTAGTACCATAAAGGCTTGACAGCACAAAGGTGGGGTTGCATCCTTTGGTACATTGATGACATCATATAGGGAGGTGACTTTGGTAACGTAGGGTAACGCTGAAGGAGGGTACGAAAGGACAATGCCAGTAAAACGCATACCGAAGGCGAACGTGCCTAAGAGCCGTTTCCATTGGAGTCCGTTGTACGACACGAAGGAATGGAAGGATGTGCTGAAGGAGCTGGATCGCGGCCTGAAGCCGATGGAGGCGTTGGAGGTCAGCTTGTCTGAGGAGACCGTCGCGTCGCTCGCGCTGAAAGACCCGTTTCAGGCGCTATTCGTGGCGTTGAAGCGATGGGTCAGGGCAAAGAAGCTCCCTATCGATGTGCGCGTCCGCAATCCCTTAGGCGAGACAGAGCCGAAGATTTTCCTCGAAGGCCGGTCAGGGCGGATCGCCTAGCTACCCTTCAGTAGCAGGTACCGCCATGCTACATTAAGCAAGCAAAGGACATTCATGCCTACAGAGCTGAAGCTACCGACAGTGAAGACGCAAGCGACAACGATGGACGTGCCGATGACCCCGAATGAGTTCCAGCAGGCGGCAGGGCGAACCATTGTGGCGTATGGAGACAGCGGCCTCGCCAAGACTACGAACGCAGGATTCTTCGCACAGTACGAGTACGAGAAGACTGGTAAGCCGGGTCGTCTGATATCCGTTGAGGATTCGTCGAAGATCATCTTCGAGCCTCTCATTCAGTTGGGGATCGTCGAGCCTCTCTTTCTCTCACGCTCGCAGCATCCTCTCGTAGCGATGCGTAAGCTCGCTGCCGGCAAATGGCCTCGGTTCTCGAAGGGCGGGACGGTCGAGTGGATTACGCTTGAGGATGCGTATGGGGATCGCTTCGGCTTCCTCATCGTTGAAGGTTTGACGACCATCGCGGAGGGTCTGTTAGAGGAGACCCGCGAGGAGCACCGCTTCCTTCGCGAACAGAAGGCCGATTCGTTCGAGCTAGGCGGGGAGAAGTTCGGTACGGCGAGTCAGACCGCGTTCGGGTTCGTGCAGATGGAGATGCTCCGACACCTCAAGGGCTTTGGAGCACTGCCCGTTGACCGGGTGCTTTGGACGGCACACGAATCGAAGGGCGTCGAGGAATCGAGTAAGGCGCCGATCCGCGGGCCGGGTATCGTGGGCAGCGCGGCGACCGATAAGGTGCAGAAGTACTGTTCGTTGATGCTGCACTTCGATGGCGTGACGAACAAGCAGACCGGAGCGGTGACGCCTCGCGTGTGGTACCGCCGCCACCCCGATCCGCAGTTCCCGAACATCTACTACCCCGCGAAGACGACGATCCCGAGCGAGCGCCTCCCTGAGCTTGAGAAGGACTATCCGGGCGGCTTCTTCGATCCGACGCCATCCGAGGGTCTCGATAAATTCCTCGCGACGGAAGCACAGCTAGTCGCTGCCGCCACAGATCATTTGCGTCAATGGAAAGAGAAGGTCGATAAGGCGAGGGCCGCGGCCTAAACTCCGCGCTCTCTCATCTCCCTTCTCAGTATCGTATAGAAGACAAATAAGCGGCTTATCCCGCTCATTGCGGCACATGCACTAGCAAGACGCACATGCCCACCTATTCCTAGCAAGCCCGCTACCGTAAGCGAGCCGTCACTCACCACTTCCATAAGCAGCGAGAGCATGGGCCTCCCTGCGCTTTCTCTTTGAATGTTGGGGGAGGGGCGTATCGTAACCCGATTTCCTCATCAGTAGTGCGCCTTTCACGCACGAAAGTACCCTTCGGCTCAGTACACTGTCATGATATAAGAACAGTGCAGACAGGCAAGACAGAGAGCCTGAATCGCTAGACAAAGGAGACACATCAAACAATGAGTACGACAACGGTTCTGCCGAAGCTGAAGGTTAGCGACGTACCGCAGCAAGCGGCTAAGGCCTTTAGCGCGGTCGGAGTCGTGCAGAAGGTCAGTACGAGGGAGGTCTCGAACGGTTATACGCGCGTCGAGGTTGCTCTCGCGTACACGACTGAACAGGGCAACGACTCGACGTTCTACGCGAGCTGGAATGTGCGACCGGAGTACTTCACGCCGGAGTTCATCGAGCGCGTCAAGAGCGGTGAGGTAACGGGTAGCGAGAAGACGCAATTCGATATCAATTTCTCGGGTCTGACGCGAGGGTTGTTCGCCGCGGCGGGCCTTGAGGATATCGACTTCGACGCGGTGATCGGATCGCGGGTCGGCTTCAAGACCAAGAACCGCAAAGACGATCCTTCGCGGCTCGATATCTCGCGGTTCTTCGCGCCGAAACAGTAAGACAACAGATCGCTCTCTGTTCTTCCGTAACGGAGGTATTGGCGGAGCTTTGGGCTGGTACCTCCGAAGGGTTGGAGACAGTAGAGACAAGGGAGACAAGATGAAGATCAATGTGACGCGCGAGCATATCAAGACAGCGAAATGTGGCGACGCTCGCAAGTGTGCTGTGGCACAGGCCATCTTCGAGCAAGTGCCGGGAGCTAAGGAAGTTTCCGTGAATGGTCTTGCTGCGCGGATCAACGGCTTGCAGTTCCCGTTGAACAAGCGAGTCCAGCAGTTCATCAGCAACTTCGACAATATCGGACTTGACTACGCGAAGTACACGCGCACGACGCTGCCGACGATCAGCTTCGAGCTGAAAGGGTTGGCATAAAGAGTGATGCGATTCGAGGTCAACCTCAGCTTCTTCCAGAGCGACGCGATACGGAGTAATCGCTTCGGACGAGTGTTTGGCCCGAACGTCGCGCCGCTCATTCAACGAGGGATGACAGGCCCGCAGAAGGTTTGGCTCATGGTCGTACTTCAGGCGGTCGCAGAACAAGACCCGAAATTTGTGATGTCCGACGCGCATCGGCAGTATCGCCAGAAACGGCGGGAACGCGCGGCACGCGAAGCAAAGACGTATTTAGGGTCGCCTGACTTCGAGTACGTCTGCGAACTCGCCGGGATCGACCCTTCATTTGCGCGCTCGCTTACGCCTGAAAAGGCGAACGATGCGCTTAACACTTTAGCCGGGACGTTAGGACAGGACATACCGAACGAGCCGGATTACGAAGACGAAGAGTTTGCGGCTTGAGGAGTGGGAGCGCGGCGGAGGATTTGCGTGCCGTATCCATCCTGACCGACGAGCACAACGAGCGGCGTTCATTCACAACGGCACTAAACGTTGTAGCTCGTGCTTAAACACTAATCCAGCGAAGGAGAGACACCAGCGCAGATATATCGAGAGCGGTAAGAAGAGTAAAGCACAGCGGGAGCGACGTGGACGTAAGCGTGCCAACCGCATCGATAACTCAACCTTTAAGTGGAGCGACATCGGACTTTGACTAACACTATCGACAGACTCGACGCCTTACGCACCGCAGCGCCTAAGGCTGTCGTCACCATCAATCCGCTGCGTCAGGTAGGCAACGAGATCAAGGTACTCACGGCGACGTTCTCGCCTAAGAAGTACAAGACGCTCGAACTCCTAATGATTACGGATGTCCAGTGGGGGCATCAGGCGGTTAAGGAAGATCGGGTTATTGAGTTCCGCGATTGGGTGCTCGACCAACCGAATCGGTTCGTGTTCTTCGGCGGCGACATGATCGACGCAGAGACGCCCCTATCGAAGTTCATCGAGGCCGAGAGGTCGAACAAGTACGCGCCGAGCGAACAGGTCTTGAGGTTCGTTGAGGTGATGATGCCTCTTCGACATCGCGTGCTTGGGTACGTAGGCGGCAACCACGAGGATCGTACGGCGAAGGGCTTTGGGCCTGCCGGGGAGATGATCGCCACCTTGATGGGTATCCCTTACTCGCGAGGTAAGCAGTACATCGGCATCAACTACGGCGACCACGCGCCTTATCGAGTTGCGTTGTGGCACGGTACAGGCGCCGCGGCGACGAAGGGCAGTAAGGCTCAGATGCTCCATCGCTTCATGCAGACCGGGGATCATCAGCTTTATCTAGTCGGTCACTTACACGACGTTGTACTGCTGTTCGACTGGAAAGAGCGGTTTAAGGCTGATGGCGACGTAAGGCTACAGAAGATCGCCGGAGTGATGTCGTCGAGCTTCCTCGATCACTTCGGGACGTATGCAGAACGAAAGGGACTTCCGCCCACGGACACGATGATGGCCCGCGCCATCCTTGAGCCGAATGGGAAGTGGGAAGTAACACTACGGTAAAGGAGAACAATGGCAACGGAGATTCAGCAGATCGAAGCGTTCCTCGTATCGATTCATGATGACGTGAATCCGGAGCGAGCGCAGGAGTTAGGTAAGGCGGGCTTCCATCTCGCGAACGGACTAATCCAGAACGGCGAGTTCAAGAACGCTCTGATTGGCTTCCAGATGGTCGAGGCCTCGCTTGGTCACAACATGGCTATCGCCGCAGCATTCGCGATGGGCTATCAGGCCGGTCAGTTCACAACGCAGGCCGTGGCGACTGAGAGCGTGAACTAATGGCACAGGACATCAAGGTTCACCTCAAGTGTGACTTCTGCGGCGATACGTTCTCGTTCTCGACGCAGCAGCCGCCTCCGCCCGAGTCCGCGTCGTGGATTCAGGTCGCCTACAACGACGGCAAGAACCCGCCGAGTCAGTACTGCCGGAAGGGATGCGCCATCAACGGTCTCAAGCTCGCTATTGAGCAAGACCTCGGCAATCCGAATGCCGGTACGGTCGTCACGCCAGAGGGTCAATGAAGGTCTATCTCGCCGCTCGCTTCTCTCGTAAGCCTGAGATGCAGCTCAAAGCTCAGGTCTTACGCGAGGAGGGGATTGAGGTATCGAGTAACTGGCTCGACGAGATCGCAGGGCCGAACGCGACGCTCTCGGACTTCCCTGACGAGTACTTCGTCATGGCGGCGCAGACCGACCTCACGGACATCGACGGGAGTGATGCGTTGCTGTTCTTCAGCGAAGACCCTCTTGAGCCTCATGTTCGCGGCGGGAGGCATGTCGAGTATGGATATGCGTTGGCGAAGGGGATACCAATCATTGTGATCGGGCCGAAGGAGAACATCTTCCACTTCATCGACCGCGTATTGGTGGTGAAGACGTTCGCGGATGCCGTAGGAGTGCTGAAGCAGTTAGCGGAGATCGAAGAGGAGATGAGGAATTGAGCGCAGTGCAGATGCACAAGACTTACGAAGAGTTCATGCACGGTTGTGGTGCGAGGGTGTACCACAACTATCAGGGAACGCTCTACAACGCCAGTACGCGGTCGCCTCACAAGTGTTCTGACTATACCGGCCCCATCCCGCTTGATGGTCGGCCTCACTTCGAGTCGCTAACGAGTGGGCCGGTTCCCAATCAGAAGGCTACGGTAGTGCCGATCTCGGCATATCCAGTACTTGAGCCGAATCAGTCGAGCGGTACTATCCGCACCTTCGACACTGGAGCCACCCGAGACGCTGATACGAACAAGTACGACTATGAGGGCTTCCTTTCGCCGGTTGTGCTTGAGCGGTTCGGGAAGTATATGCACGTTCATCGGCGCCAGAGCGACGGATCGCTGCGCGCGTCGGATAACTGGCAGAAGGGCATCCCGCGCGAGGCGTACATGAAGTCCCTGCTCAGGCACGTCATGGACGTGTGGAAGATTCACCGCGGCGGGACGGCGACCGATCCGACGAACGGGAAGGAGATCACGCTGCAAGACGCATTGATGGGGGTGCTGTTCAACGCTCAGGGATACGCATACGAGGACATCAAAGAGAATGGCTCAGACTAAAGGGAAACCAGCGAACTACGCCGATGCGGTTGAGATGGCCCTCAGAGACCAACGGGTCATTAACCTACATGGGGTTGTGGACTCGAACCTCCATCATGAGCTGTCGATGAGGTTAGGGTACCTCCTGACGCTACCCCCGAAGAAGCCCATCACGGTTTACCTCAATACGCCGGGAGGAGCGATTGTGGATGGACTGGCAATGTTCGATCTCATCCGGCGTGCGAACCAGACGCATGAAGTGAATGTCGTGGCGACCGGCGCCTGCATGAGTATGGGGGTCATTGTGCTTCAGGCAGGAGCGAAGCGAGCTGCTACGCCGAACGCGTACTTCCTCCTTCATGAGCTGCATACGGTACAGAGCGGCTCGTTGGGGCAGTTGAAGGATTCGCAGCAGCACGCGGAGAAGCTCCAGAACCACCTTAATTCACTGCTCGCGCAACGTACAGGACTGAGCGAGAAGAAGCTGGAGAAGTTGTTCTCGCGCAAAGACCTGTACCTCAACGCTGAGGAGGCTCTCGAACTCGGCCTCATCGACGAGATTCGGGAGGCATGATGCGTGGCCCTATCGCTCACGGATTTCTTAGCGAAGCGCCAGCACCTCGCGTATCTGCTGTTCCCGCTGCTGCCGAAGGGATCGCGCCTAATCATCGGCGCCCCTCCTAAACACTTCAAGTCCTTCCTCACGCTCAACCTCGCCTATGCGTTAGCGGAAGGCGGCGAGTTCCTTAAATGGAAGGCCGAGCGCCCCCAACGAGTGCTCTACATCGAGCAGGAGATTGGGTGGTGGGGAATGAACAACCGGCTTGCGACACTACACGCGGCGAAGGGCGGGTCGATAGCGGGAGACAACCTGTTTATCGAGGCGAAGGGGAAGGTGAGGTACTCGCTTGATGAGGGTAGTCCGGGCTTCGAGAGATTGAAGCAGTTGGTTGCGAAGGTTGATCCCGACGTGCTGATCCTCGATCCGCTCCGCAAGTTTACGCGGGCTGACGAGGACAGCTCGACCGAGATGGTGAAGGTCTTTCAGGCGCTCGATGAGCTACAGGCGAGAGAGGACGAGGATGGGACGAAGCGGGCGCCGCTCACAGTCGTGCTCGTTCACCACGCCGGCAAACGGAGTGAGTTTAGGGATGGTACGACGCCGGAGTCGCTGCGCGGTTCGAGCGAGATATTCGCGGATGGTGACTCATACATCATCCTCGAACAGCCCGTCAAAGGTAAGCCCGAAGTGCTGAGGATGCACTTCACATTTAGGCACGCAGCGAATATTGAGCCGTTGCGGGTCACGTTCGAGAAGGAAAGTGGAGTCTTCACCTATGGCTGAGTGCGTGATTGCAGGTGTGGTTGTAGCGATACTGGCATTGGCGCTGTTTGGTCTATCTGACCCGCCTCGCCGTTGTTTGTGATCTGTCCGATATGTCGCGGCAGAGGCGAGGTTGAGGCCGGCGTTGGGCTGCATGACGCTGAGTGGAATCCCGACGCGCGCGGTAAGGACGGACTGATTTGGTTGTTGGACATTAACCCTCTCGTACCGCAGTGGAGTACGGCGGTATGCGGGAGATGTAGAGGAACAGGCGAGGTGAAGTAGTGATTCCGGTCTACGTTGGCGTTCCGCTTATTGTGGTGCTGTACGCCAGCTTAGTGTGGTTCATCTGCCGAAAGGTTGATTGCTGCTCACACTGAATGGCTCGCACTCCCAAACCCGAAGGATGTAACGCTTGCCCTCTTCAACCGATTGGAGAGGGTTTCGTTCGCATCAGCCTCCCGAGCGACTACGACAACGTGAAGCTGCTCGTCCAAGGCGAGGCGCCGACGCGTGACGACGCGGATGAGTCGATCCCGTTCGTCGGCAAACCGGGCCATTGGATACGGAAGAACATTCTCGCCAACGCAGGATTAGCGGAGGGACAGGTCATTTTCGACAATACCCTCCGCTGCCTACCTCCGACCAATAAGAAGGGAGAGCACTATCCCATCGGGGAAGTGAAGGCGCTTGCAGAACAACACTGCCGCCAGTACGACGTGTGGGAACAAACCCCTAAGTCGATCCCTCTCCTTCTCGTCGGCGGTAAGGCGCTGGCGCAGCGCACAGGAAGGGAGTCGATCAGCGAATGGCACGGACATATCGAGATGATCGAGGGTCGGCTAACCGGCGCGACCTTTCACCCCGCGGCTGTAATGAGACAGCCGAACCTGTTGCCGGTAGCGATCAGAGAGACAGCGAACCTGCTCGAAGCTGCTCGCAATCCGGCAGTGCTGCGTCGGCCTGAGGTGGTGAAGGGGAACGTCCCGTATCTACAGAAGCCTGAGGTCGTCGTCGATCTCGAATGGAACCCCGGTACGCAGGAACTCACTGTAGTTGGCGTGGCATACGAGCGCGACCGAGCCTACTCGACGTACCACGTTAGCGAAGGCTTGGAGGTGGTACGCCAGCATTTCGCTGACGGACGGCGAGTGATTGGTCACAACTTCATCAAGGCCGATCTACCTCGCATTGGCGCACTACCGAAGACGTGGGGGCCGGAGCACATCATCGACACGATGGTGGTGGGACACCTTGTTCATTCCCACTTGGCTGAGTTGGGTTTGCTCGACCTTGGTTCGCTGACTCGCTACTACGAACCCACCTCGAACTGGAAGACCGAGAAGGGCGATCTGCTGCTCTATAACGGCCTCGATAATGCGTACAACTATCGGCTGTGGAAAGGAATCGAGCGCGATCTCACGCTAACGGATCAATGGCACCTCGTAGAGAAGCAACAGAAGCTCGCGCGTATGAGCGCGTTGATGCAGGAACAGGGGATACGAATTGATAAGGATGCCATTGTCGCCTTTCATAGCGATTGGCGTGAGCAGCGGTCAACTGCTGCTTCAGGCTTTCCGTTCAATCCGAACTCCCCGAAGCAAGTCAAAGCGTACTTCGAGGAGCGTGGGGTTCGTCTCAACGACACCTCGTACGACACCATCGTCAAAGCGGCCAAGCGGAGTAAAGAAGGTTCTGAGGTAAGGGAGACGCTTGACAAGCTAGTCGAGTACAAGGACGCCGGGAAGTCGCTGCGGACGTGGTTCAACGAAGAGGCGGAGAGCCGCGGCTACATATATCCGGAGTTCAAGGAGACCGGCACCGACGTGGCACGGTTCTCCTGTAGCGGCCCGAACTGCCAGAACATCCCACCGCACTTACGCCACATCATCACGCCTCGCGACCCGGAGCTGATCCTCGCGGCGTTCGATGGTTCGCAGATCGAGAACCGGACAGTGGCGTGGATTGCCGACGAGAAGGCCATGTTAGCGGCGTTCGCGAGCGGCGCTGACTTCCATCGCCTCAATGCGGCGAACATTCAGTCGATGCTACAAGGCATCCGCGTGACGCCGGAGATGGTGACGAAGGAGCAGCGGCAGCAGGGTAAGACGGTCACGCACGCGACGGACTACAAGGAGACGCCGTTCAATCTCGCCCGCCGACTGTTCGGCAATACGAAGCGAGAGGCGCTTGATAAGGCGAAGGCGCTACAGGGCGCGTTCTTCAAGGCCTACCCGCGTATCCGTGAGTGGCACTCCGAACTTGAGAAGCAGTTCGAGCGCGGTGAAGTGATGCTCCGCTCTCCGTTCGGTCGGGCGCGAATGGTGTACGCCCCTGACGCGCATGAGTTCGCCAAGAGAGCGAGTCACTTCCTCGGCTGTTCGAGTGCGGCGGACATCATCAACTCCGCGGCGATCCAGATATGGGAGCAGTTAGGACTGCTGCCGATCCTCATCGTTCATGACGAGCTGGTGTATGAGCTGCCGCGCGGCGAGGAGGGCCGCAAGCTCGCTGTACAGATCAAATCGATTATGGAGGAGCCGGTAAGCGAGATGGGAGGTTTGGTTATTCCAGCGGTAGCGAAGTTCGGGGTGAATTACGGGACGCTAAAGGAGGCCGTCGAGCCGAATGAGCTTGAGAAGGTGTTCTATGCGGCGGCTTAAGACGCCTCTGTTCTTAATCGTGGCGGCGATAGTCGGGCTGGTGCTCGCAGTACTGCTGACCGGCTGTGCTCCAAAGAAGCACGTCCAAGCCGTCGTTCCTCCCACGGCTATCGACGAGATCACCTTCACGAAGCAGTGTGAGGAGATCAGTTCTACTCTCGCGCTCTGTAACGGCGTTGAAGTACGCCACAAACCAGTCGTCCAGTACGAGACCAAATCAGTTAAGCAGTACAAGCACATTAAGGTCAATCACAAGGAGAAATGATGTACGCGTTCCACGAACAGTTACTCGAAGCCGTGAATGAGGCTCTCTGCGACAATCCGTCACTGACGGCACAAGCCGCGGCACCGCGCGAGGCGGTACAGGCCTTGGAGATCGCCTCGTCGAACCTTCAGGATCAGTTAACGAGCCTGACCACATCGGCGCCGACCGCTTCAGCAGAGCAGATCGCTGCGTCAGCGGGACAGGTCGCCGCGATAGCCGCGTTGATTATCGAGAAGCACGGCCCTCCGATTCCTCCGCCTGTCTCGGCAAGCGCACAGCAGTACGTACAGCTCACGCCGGAGGAACTCGCTTCTATTGATGCGGTCAAGATTGGCGAGCTTCCGTTGGTTATCGCGGCCTTCACTCCGACCGCTACCGACGCGCAGAAGGCTGACGGCATATCGAGCGGTGGTTACGTCGAGATCATCGTCAAGCGAGCCGATGGCGTCGAGTCGCGCAATACGGTGAAGCCGTTCGAGCTGTCGAACCCGCACGAGACCGGGCCGGTCATGCTGTGCCGCTACCTTCGCGCCACGAAGCCCGAGGAGCTGGTCTACATCGGTCCTCTCGGATCGTCACAGCAGCAGATCGACGCGTTCGTCTGCCCGCCTGAAATCACCGCCATCCTTGGAGCTGACCTTGCTCAACCAGCGACGAACTAAGCGCGAGCAGATCATCCACTTCTTCCTCGATCAGCCGGAAGGGGTGCGGTTCGGCACCGTCGAGCTGCATACGCGGTTCGGGCCGTCCTTTAGGTCGAGGGTATCGGAAATCAATCGCGATGAAACCGCCCCTATCACGATCATCAACGATACGCGGCACAAGCGAGGGGTTGAGGTGAGTACGTATCATGCCCAACGCCGTCGCATCGTTGGGGAAGGAGACCTTGCCTATGCCCACTCTGCTTAATCGCTACGATTCGTACGTCACTTACTGCGCCACCCTCGGCATCCGTCCTGCGGATTGCGCGACGTGGCGCCGCACCGTTGAGGACATCCCCGACCGCTCGCTATGAACCGCGCGACACTATTCGTATGGTCGATCATCGTCCTTCAGTTCTGTGCCGGCGTGTCGTACCTCATTAAGAAGGACTGGCGGCATGGGCTGTATTGGCTTGCCGCCGCATCTGTCAACCTCGCGGTCACGGTCTAATTGCGCCAATGAGCAGCTCTCCTGCATCATATCCAGAAGGAGCCGTATCGACTGAAGGGTTGAAGATGGCCCGTAAGCGATACCAGAAGGGTATGCTCTTTCTACGGGGTAAGCGCACTCCGGTATGGGTTGCGCGGTGGCGGGAGGATGAGACGACCCCGCAAGGCGGGGATCGACGTATCCTCCGTTCTGTGGTGATCGGCACAAAGGCTGACATCCCGACCAAACGCCTCGCGCAACGTGAACTGGAGCGGCGGCTTGCCTCAATCAACTCCCCCGACTATCGCCCCACGGTAGCCCTCAGCTTCTCCGAGCTGGTGACGAAGTGGGAGGCGATGGTCTTGCCGTCCTATAAGGCGTCTGTCCAACGTCAGTACCGGATGGACGTGCGAAATCACCTCTTACCGGCCTTCGGGATGTCGAGGTTGGGCAGCATAACAACCGAGACGCTTCAGAAGTACGCTGCGGCGTTCAAGGGATCGCCTAAGACGCTCCACAATGTCCTTGCGGTCATGCGTGCGGTATGGCGCTCCGCTAAGGCGTGGGGTTATGTCAAGCACGATCCGTTTGAGGCGGTTGTGCTGCCGAAGCAAACGAAGCCCGAGCCGAAGCTGTTCACTCTTGATGAGGCGCAGCAGCTCATACGTGAGGCGCCGGAACCGCTAAAGACGATGTTGTGGATCACGGCGGAGACCGGCGTACGTGCGGGTGAGTTAGTCGCTCTGCGTAAAGAGGACGTTGACGTGCGAGGGCGGATCGTTCGTGTACGTCAGAGCCTCTGGCGTGGTCAGGTACAGACGCCTAAGAGCCGCGCCGGGGTGCGGTCGTTCAGCATCTCGCCGGGGCTTGCGGAACATCTGACGCAGCGTGTTAGCGGAGAGGGGCTGCTGTTCCTTAACCGCCTTGGTCGTCCCTTCTCGCAATCGAAGCTGGTTGAGAAGCATCTCAAGCCGCTCTGTACGCGCCTCGGCATTGAGCCTCGGGGCTTACACGCGCTGAGACACTTCAACGCCACGGTACTCGATCAGCTTGGAGTGCCGGTGAAGGTACGGCAATCGAGGTTAGGCCACAGCACAGCGATGGTCACGCTCGATCGCTACACGCATCAGATCACCACCGATGACGTGATTGCGGCAGAGAAGCTCGGTGCGATATTGTTCCCAACTGTTCCCAACAACACGACGGCCCCACCACTCGCTAGTGATGAGGCCGTTGGGGTTCAGTAGGTTATGAAGGATTGACCGCAGGAAACGTGGTCGGGGCGGCAGGATTCGAACCTGTCTCCCGACCGCTAACTTATTGTTGATACGGCTGGCCTTACCTGCGGTCAGCCTTATTTTTTCGCCTTAAAGTGGGTGTTTTGTTCCCAAGATGTTCCCAACTTCGCTCACGGATACTTCGAGCGGCGAGCCGTCCGGTAGAAAGAAGCAGATCGATGTGAGCCTGCGGTCGTTTAAACGCTTCAAGGTGAGGATACCGAACAACATCTCCT